GCGCCGATCATGGGTTTGATAACCCACCTCCTACCAGAGGCCCTTTATAGACCATGTAATACAATAGTCAATTCAGTCTGAGGTTCAGCGCTACCGGTAAAGGCTCGTCTGAGAAGTGAGATGAAGTCCTAGGACAACATCAAACTACTCGTAGAGTTACAATCCGGGCTCACTCTGAAACCAAACTTGTCAATCTATGTTTGTTCCTTTCGAACTCTCATAAGATTTCTCAGGTGCTGACATCTTTCGTTCTCTTTTCGGGCAATTATTGTGTCCCGTGTAGAGCAGTCGATCGCTCTGTCAGATCCAAGATATCTCTGGGTCCTAGTCGGTCAAGACAAAGATCTAGAATATCTTCTATTGGTAGAATGTATTACAATCGGGGAGAAATGGACCATCACTTACTATTGTGGTAGGTCCTCGGGATGATCAGTCCCAACGGTTTCTCCCGGCAAATCAAATCGCCGAAATTCCTCAATTTGGTCATGAGGAAACAATTTCGGTGGTTGAGTTCGTTCTTTGAAATCTGAATCAAGAAGGCCTTCAAAGCCTTCAAAAGGGATGAACTTCTGTGGTTCACGCTCAGAATGGGGCTCGAAGAGATCCCGGCAAGAAGAGAGAAGATCAAAGTCCTTGAGTTCCTCAAGGGTCAATGATCGAATCTCATCGCCGAAGTCCTCGAAAAGAGGACTCTTTGAGACCCGAATCAAGCATTGAACCACATGGTCCAGGATTCGTTTCCTAACCCACCGGACATTTCCACTTTGAACGAAAAGGACATTGAATCTCCGACTCGAAAGAATCGGGAGATCAGTCAATTTCGTTTTATGGAATTGGTCCAAGAGGGTAGGGTCCAGCTGACTCACAATTTGCTTCAAATCCTCCTTAAACTCACGATGAGTAAGATCGGAAGAGAAGCTTTCAATGATAGGATCTTCTTGGAAGACCTTTCGGAGAATATTGAGAGTCTGCTCTGACTTATCTAAATCTTGTAGACATCCACGAGTTTTCTCATTTTGAAACTCAGGAATTAACAAGACCTGATAGTCGGAGAACCCTGGTACGGAAGGTGAAGAAAGGAGAGGTTTCAAGAAATCACGAAGGTAGACATGGTGTGCCAACTTTCTGTCCACACGGGACAGATCAGTGACCAGGCCAAGTCCTCCTAAGTCTGTGGAAACAAAGAGAGATCGAGGAGTCTTCCTCAACTCAAGAATGTTTCTACGAATGAATTCTTGATACATCTCGTCATGACAACCAAAGTAGAACTGGGATTCTTGAAAACAGAAGCCCAGGCTCAAACCGGTTCTTGTTTGACAAGATACCTTTCCTGTGTGTTGACACTCAGCGTGGTAAAACAACTGAGAGTTAACAGTGCAAAAATCTTCACTGATGAAGTTCTTCCCCATGGAAAGAGAAAGACCAACCTGAGGGGCATTTTCTCGCCATCGTGAGATGACAGATAAAGGTCCCTTGGCGACAACATCGTCACCATTGATCAGGTACTTTCCTTTCTCAAATCCTGATTCAGAGACAATGAAATCGTTCAGGAAGCAAAGAAGAGGAAAGGAGAGAAGACTCCCCATCAATTGACCAGAGGTTTGAACACCATCATCTAACCCAACTGGGTATCGAATGATGTGCGGTGAACATTCCCAACGAGCCCACATCTTTGTGGGCTCATGGTCAATCTCAGAGAGTAATCCCTCCAGAAGTGCATTGGTGACAGACATTGGAAAATTGTCTGTGGCCGCTGTATAATCCCCAGATAACCAGAGATCCCCATCATCTGATCTTGATTCAATAGATTGAATTTGTTGTTCAATCCGTTCGATCCAAGACAGAGCGGACTCCTCGAAGGAGTCCAGTAGGGAACTCTTGGTACATCCACTTGTTAAAGCAAACTGAGGCTGTAAACCAAGATACTGAAAAAGTGCCATTTGTAATGGCTTCAGAGCCTTGGTCTCAGCTTCAGCTTTCGTAATCATCCGAACCTTCAGGGGTTCAGATAATGCGATAGCATCAACGACTGGTGGACGGTAGGGGGGTAAAGCAGAGAACCTTTGCACTACCTGATGATCGTTCGGAAGGTGGGGAAATTCAATTTCCCTCGCATCAATCCGAGCACAGATACCCTGGGACTCCTGATCAATCTCAGCCTTGATACGGGCTGATACGATCTTCTGGTCCCAGAACCCTTCTAGGAATTCATCATGATAGGAAATGTGAAGCTTCAATTGTTTCTGAATCTCAGAGACAAGAGCTTCAGCTCCTCTCAAACGAGTACCCTGGAAGAAAGGTTCCTTACGGGGACCCTCTCTCTGACGAGAGTGGGGACCCTTGCATAAGGTGGTCTGTGTTATCGGATGCCTATATCTCTCTTGAGATGACAGCACCTGATGCTTTCTCCTCCAATGATCTTCATCCTCCTCTTCTGCTGCAGGCATTCTTTGGAGATACATCTTTGTCCGTGGAGCATTCCTAGTTCCATCCTTCAGAAGAAGGACCGGGATCCGAAATCTCCTCCAAACGGCCTCTGGCTCCTCAACTGTCAACCCATTACCTAGGTTGTTGAAGTTGGAGCCAAATGCCATATTGGATGTGGCAATGATGATGGGAGAAGTGAACAGTCTCCCTTTCTCTTCCAAAGATGCCATCGGTAGAACATAACGATTACTAGAAACGAGTTGTTCAAACTCTGACAAATCTGAACGGTCTTCATGATTCTGTCCAAAGTCATCGAGTACAACAATGGGCTGGTTTCGGTAACCATCCCAATGTGATGTTGCACATGATCGACTATAGACCACATCATTGAAGTCCATTTCAGAAAAGTACAGTTTCCATAATCTCCTCGTCAAAACTTGGACAAGACTGGTTTTGCCTGAACCGGGAGGCCCGAAGAGGCCAACCACTAAAGGTTCCAGTCGAGTGGCTCCCAATTGATTTTTGGAATCCAAATGATAAGCTTGAGAGTCAGAGTCCAACCTCTTACCCTGGAGATCAGAAATCAAGGTTCCCATTGTGGAACCCTTGAAATACTGCCTCTGGGGACGAAGTTGTTTCTCTGCCCCTCCTCTATGACGAGGACGTTCTACCGTAGCACGGGTGTTTGGGAAAACAGTTTTATGAGGATCGTAGAGTCCTCTTTCACTGATTTCCTTTCCTACTTTCTTTCCATACAAGTAGAGTTTTCTCAGAAATTCCTGCGGAACAATGAGACACTCTTCTTGAGGACGACAAAGAGACTCACGATGCTTTTCGTACTGTTCTTCGATCATATCAACTCCAACAGGGGCACAAAGGCCTTTTGATTGGAGGATATTGAAGTACAGTCGACACCGGAGTTTTGGGTTGGTTCCCAGATTCCGGTCCAAACGTCGCTGAGTTTCCTTGGGAAAGATAGGAATTTGGTACTTGTAGGGATCTGGTCGTTCCTGTTGCATCTGAGAAGAGAAGAGATCATTCATTGAGAATTTGATCATCTTCACATACTCTTTTTCCTTTAAGTGTTTTGGAAACACTCGAAGGTAATGCAGTAGGAGCCGGAACTTCCGGTCAGAAGTAGAATAGACATTTACTATCCGACTGGCTCGGCTGGACCATCCCTTGAAATACCATCGATACCCAAAGAACGATTTCTCCTTGACTTGCCTTTTTGCAGGAAATCTCACGGTGAGTCCCAAATTGAAGAGACTCATGTGGACTGCATCGGCAAGACCAAGGGCATGTTGAAAAAGTGTAGGTTCACGGATGAAATGAAAGACGAGGGAGTCAGATTGAATTCTGCATCCCATTGTCTTGGGGAGATCGAAGCCCAATTGGTGGAAATCCAATAGAAGGCTCTTAATCTCTCCAGTCGACATTCCGTGAATCTTAGACACCCTCCCAAGAAGTTTCTTGCGATCCTTCTGCTGGAGGGAGGGTTTCTTTTCAACAACCTTTCGGATCCAGATTGGATCCAGAACGAACTCAATCCCACGGAGAGTAACGGTCCGAAGGTTGGCGAACCGCTCCTGCAATTTCTGTAGGACGATTTGTTGCCTGAGACCTGGTCGGTCAACTTCCAAAGAGAAAAGTTGATCTTCCAAGGCCTTTGAACACCGTTGAAGCTGTGAAGACAACACGTCTTCGCGCTGCTTACTGCGCAAGTTTTGTGCGGCAAGTATAAGCTTCAAGATGCACCATACTCAGTGTGCATCTCTATATGGTTGATTAGGCTCTCAACCACACAGCAGTGGTTGACACTCTCCAATCAGTTGCCTAAGTCCACATCAACTATCGGGTTGGGGTCACACCTGACTTGATATTGTGGA